GCCAAAAAAGGGGCAAAAATAAACCGGGGGGTTTGGGATGGTTACCGAAGCGAGACGCGAAATAAATTTGGCCGGTCAACGCAACCGTGCTCAGAACGTCCAAGACATTGGGCCGCCCCCCAAAAAGCCACGCACCAAAAAGTGGAAAACCGCCCGGCTCGAGTCAGACGAATCTTTGCAGCGTCATCTGGAAATCTGCTACCCGGAAGCGTTCCCGCTCGATTGGTCGGAGGATCATCTGCAGCTTTTCCCAGCGATTGAACGGGCTGCAGATGTCGGATTGTTGAAAGCCCTGGCGATGCCGCGCGGCTCGGGCAAGACTTCGATCATGGTGCGAGCTGGTTTGTGGGCGTTGCTGACTGGCCGGCGTAAATACTGCTGCATCGTTGCAGCAACTGAGATTGCAGCCCGGCAGCTGCTCAAGGGCATGAAGGCCGAAATTCTTTACAACCCGCAGTTAAAAGAATACTACGGGCGTGAGCTGCATTGCTTGATCCAGATGGAAGGCCAGAGCATACGGGCGAGGGGTCAACGCAGCCAAGGCAAACAAACCGCACCGGAGTGGAACGCAGACCGCATCTGCTTTGGCCATATCAAGGGACTTGAGAAAACAAACGGGGCCTACCTGACAACTGCCGGCATTACCGGCCAGGTACGTGGCCAGCAAACTGTGAGCATGAAGGGCGAGATCGTGCGGCCAGATTTGGCACTGATCGACGACCCGCAGACCAAAGAATCAGCAAGCAGTGAAACCCAGTGCAAAGCTCGGCACGAAACGATGATGGGCGACATTCTGGGACTTGCAGGGCCATCGCGGGAAATCTCAGCGATTACGACGTGCACCGTAATCTACAAAGGCGACTTGGCGGACAGGCTGCTAGATCGTCAGCTTTCGCCCAACTGGCAAGGTGACAAAATGCAGATGGTGACCAGATGGCCAGACAACTCAAAGCTCTGGGATCAGTACGCCAGCATCCAGAGCCAAGACTACATTGACGGCGGTGACGGCTCGAAAGCAACGACATTCTACGAGCAGCACCGCGACGAGATGGACAAAGGCGGTCGGGTATCTTGGCCGGCACGCAAGGGGAACGCACTGTCAGCGATCCAGCACGCCTACGATTTAAAGATACGCGACGAGTCAGCGTTTCAGGCGGAATACCAGAACGACCCGCTCAACGACAACGACCAGATAGCGTTTGATCTGGTGGCCGAGCATATCAGCCGGCGGACAATACCGGTCAGCCGCAATGAGATCCCGGCGGAAGCCGAGACAGTGACGGCATTTGTAGACGTGCAAAAGGAGTTGCTTTTCTTTGCGTTGATGGCGTGGACTCCCAGCGGGCGCGGTACGGTCATTGACTACGGCACCTGGCCAGATCAGGAAACGGCGTATTTCACCAAAAGCAAACTACGCCGGCCAATGAGCAGCTTGCCGGGGTCAGTCGATCAGAATACAGACACCTACCACGCTTTAGAGTCTTTGGCGTCCGACCTATTCAGCCGGCACCTGTATCGTGCAGACGGTGCAACGCTGGGCTTGCAGATGATGGCCGTGGATGCTGGTTACAGCGAATCAGCCGCAGCAGTGCGGCGTTACTGCTCAGAAAGCCAGTTCAAAGGCATGATTCACCCGTCCATCGGTAAATACATCGGGGCCAATCAGCTACCGTGGCAGCAGTTTGTACAGGGAAAGCGGGACCAGCTCGGCACGCACTGCCGCCTACAACCGCCAAAAACACGGGCCTTTGGAGTTCGCGAGCTGCTGATAGATACCAATTGGTGGAAAACGTGGGCCGCAGAGCGTTTGATTGCACCGGTTGGATCGGATCGGTCTATCAATCTATTCGAGGCAGAACCGCACCTGCACCGGATGTTTGCCGAGCACTGCACGGCAGAAGATCCCACGATTGTGATCGGCAAGACTGGCAATCAGGTCATTGAATGGAAGCAGAACGCCGGCAAACCCAACAACGATTACTGGGATTGTCTGGTCGGCAACTGCTGCGTTGCGGGCTTGCTGGGCGTAACAGTCCTGCCGGAAACCAAGAAGCAGCAGAAGAAACGCAAACCCAACAGCAGGGGCAAAGCCAAGCTACTTGGCCGAGCAAAACGTAACTAGTGTAAAACCGTCACCTATTTGGTAGGATATGACCATGGATTGCGAACCAAAGAAAACGAAGCTCGAAGAGATGGCGGAGCAGCCTAAGTCTGTTACCGGCGATCAGGGTGCGTGGGTCAACCATTCGCTCAAAGAGCAGATCGAGCTGGACCGCTACGAGGCCAGTAAAAAGGTCAAAGGTTTTCCAACGATCTACAAAGGCCGATTCCAGCCGCCAAGTGCGAGGGGCAACTGATGGGCAAGCCGATCAAAGCCAGCTACGACGCTGGCGGGTACGACCAGGACAACGCCAATCACTGGTCATTTGCTAACGGTGCGTCTGCTGATGCTACTGGGTCACCTTTGGTTCGCCAGAACATTCGCAACCGGGCACGTTACGAGGTGCTCGAGAATAACAGTTACGGGCGGGGCATCCTTGAAACATTGGCTCAGGATACCGTAGGCACTGGCCCACGTTTGCAGATGCACCTACCAGAACCACAGTCAGCAGAGATCGAGCGGGAATGGGGCTATTGGTCGCAAGCCTGCCGGCTGTCTGACAAGTTGCGGACGATGGTTACATCCAAGACAGTGGACGGCGAAGCAATCGCCAAGATTGTCACAAACCCGCCAATACCAGCAGACGTGAAGCTAGACATTCAGCTTGTAGAAGCTGACCGGCTGACCGCACCGGGCGGGGTGTGGGATACGCCTGATTATGTGGACGGCATCCACCTAGACGAATACGGGAACCCGCGAGCCTACGATATTCTGCGGGTGCATCCCGGCTCACCGGATGCAACCAATCTGCTCGAGTTCAATACGTTCCGGCGTGATCAGATCATTCATTTCTACCGGCAAGACCGGCCAGAACAGCATAGGGGCATATCGGAAGTAGTAACGGCGTTGCCGTTGTTTGCGTTTATGCGGCGGTTTACTCTCGCAACCGTCGCCGCAGCGGAAACAGCAGCCAATCACGCCATGGTGCTACAAACCGACGCGCCAGCTTCTTCAGTTGATGAGGAACTGGCGTGGGAAACCGTCGAGCTGCGAAGGAACGCAGCCACGGTTCTACCCAACGAATACAAGCTCGGGCAGGTATCGGCAGAGCATCCGGCGACGACTTACCAGATGTTCAAGCGTGAGATCCTGAACGAAGTAAGCCGGTGCGTCTGTATGCCCTACAACGTCGCTGCTGCTGACAGCTCAGGCTACAACTACGCATCTGGCCGGCTGGATCATCAAGTTTATGATCGGGCTTTGCGAGTAAATCAAAGCCGCATTGAGCAGCACGTTCTGGATCGGCTGCTTGGTGATTGGCTGCTCGAGTCAGCACTGCTCGGCATGTTGCCGGCTGCTATGGCTTCCGACGTGCTAGACGCAGCGGCACGGTTTGGGACTGCCGGCGTTGCCATGCGAGTACCGCATAGCTGGGAATGGGACAAGCGACCGCACGTTGATCCCGGCAAAGAAGCCACAGCCCAACGCACTAGACTACAATCCGGCACAACCAGCCGAGCCCATGAGATGAAAGAATCAGGGCTGAATATGGACGAGATCGACGCTCAGGCAGCGGCATCGTTCGGGTACGTCGGTGAGGATGGACTGCCAGACGTGGAAGGTTACCGCAAGGTGCTAGGTGCGTCGCTGTTTAGCAATGGCAACGCAGTACAAGCAGAAGAACAAGACACAGAAGAACCGGAGCCAGACAATGGGCAGAGCGAAACGGAACAAACGGATGAACCAGACGATCAGGTTTGACGCTGGGCCGCTTGAGATCAAAGCGGCTGACGGTGAAGCCAAATCGCCTGAGTTTACGATGCAAGCCTACGGCGGTGGCCGTTTGCATCTTGGCAACTTTCCGCACCCTGCGGTGATTGCTGCCGAGGGTGTAGAAGTACACGGGGGCGCGGATACAATACCAATCCTGCGGGATCACGACGGCAAAAGGCCAGTTGGCCACGGCAAGCCAATTGTCGCCAGTGATTCGTTGCAGGTAGAAGGAACAATCAGTCAAACGTCCGATGATGCACGGCAGATCGTTGAGGCAAGCCGGAACGGCTACCCTTGGCAGGCCAGCATCGGCGGGCGGATGACGGAAAAGCCAACCTTTGTAAAGGCTGGCAAAACAGTAACAGTAAACGGTCGTAGGCAATCTGGTCCTGTCTACGTCGTTAATGCGTTTATGTGGACCGAGACAAGCGTTGTGAGTGTAGGAGCTGACGCAGACCGCGCCACAACCTCAATTGCAGCAACTTCAGACCCAAAGGGTTTAGATATGGACTTTCAGGAATGGCTCGAAGCCCAGGGTTTCGAGGATGTTAGCGACACACAACGCCAGACATTGCGAGCGGCGTACGACGCAGAGCACAAGAGCGACGACGCTTTGGAGCTCGAAAAGCTCAAAGCATCCAACGCACTTGATGAAATGCGTGCCGAAGCTGTCACCGTCAGCAAAGAGCTGAAAAAGATCAGCCGCATTGCTGCTCAGTACGGCGATCGTTGCGACGATTCGCTCATCGACAGCCTCGAGGCCAAAGCACTGACCGGGAAAATCTCGGCAGAGACTTTCGAGCTCGAGCTGCTTAAGGCTTCCCGCCCTTTGCCGAATGGCTCTGGCACCGCACCTACTTACGCCGGTGCGGACTGCAACGCCATTACTGCCGCACTGTGTAACAGTATCGGCATGGACGAGGAAAGCGTCGCTGATTCGCTGAAAGCCGAAGTTGGCGTGAAAGCTGCTGACAAAGCAATGAACGACGCCGCAACACTTCGCGGCTTCAACGTCCACAAGCTGATCCACACCGTGCTTCACGCCCACGGCCGCAGCGTTTCGCCTGGGCAAGGAATCGACGACAGCGTTTTGGCGTCGGCTCTTGAGTGCGGATCTAACATCCGTGCGTCTGCCGGATTCAGCACTGTCAGCCTTCCTGGCATCTTGAGCCGCGTTGCTAACAAAGCAATGTTGCAAAGCTACAACAGCGGTGCGGGCATTGCTCGCGAGTTCTGTGCAGAAACAGATACAACCGATTTCAAGCAGTTCGACCGCTACCGCATGACGGAAGCCGGCGACTTTGAGGAAATCGGGGCAACTGGCGAGATCAAAAACAGCACGTTGACCGAGGAAACCCTGAGCAATCAGGTTAAAACCTACGGTCGCATGTTCGGGATCACCCGCCAGATGTTGATCAACGACGACCTCGGCGCAATGCTTGCTATCCCTAGTCTGCTAGGCAAGATGGCTGCTCGAACCTTGGAGAAGTCTGTCATCAGCCTGCTTGCAAACGCTTCGACTGGTGCGGCGTCAACAAACTTCTTCTTTAGCACTTCGACCGCCAAGAAGAAAGCCAACTACGCTGCTGGTGCTGCCACAGCTTTGGACATTGACGCACTTGGCACGGCTTACAAGCTGTTTTTGGATCAAGTTGACAGCCAAGGCAACCCAATCATGGTTGAGCCTAGCCTGCTTCTGGTCACCAACAAGAATGCTGTGAACGCTCGTAAGTTGTTCAACGATGCTTCTTACAGGTTCACAAACGCCGACACCAAGGAAACGACTGAAAACCAGTGGCAGGGCATGTTCCGCCCATTGGTCAGCCCGTTCCTGTCACAGCTGGGAACCACCGAGGACGAGTATTACCTGCTTCCAACGCCAACAGACACAGCAGTGATCAACATTGCTTACCTGCGTGGCCAGCGAGCACCGGTCATCTCGCAGTCTGACGTTGACTTCCAGCAGTTGGGCGTCCAAATGCGTGGCGTGTTTGACTTTGGTGTTGCACTTTGGGATCAAAGGTTGGCCGTGAAAATGGCCGGTCAGTGATCGTTTTTTACCCTTCCAAATTGATCCCTACGAGGACTAAATAAAATGGCTAATCAGTTCAAACAACAGGGCGTTTTCGCCGATTACACGCCGGGAGCGGCAGTCACAGCCGGTGACATCGTTGACGGTGTTGGCATTGGTGTGGGCGTTGCTGACAACGACATCGCAGCCAACGAGCTTGGCGCGTTGCGTGTTGCTGGCGTCTACCTGATCGACAACCCAGACGATACCGCATTTGCACAAGGTGCGACTGTCGGATGGGACGCAACTAACGGCAAAGCAGTTGCCGGCGGTGCGGGTGACTACGACATCGGGACGGCCTACGCTGTCTACGTTGCAGGCACCTTGCTGGTAGACGTTGCCATCAACGGCGCGGTTGGCTAATGAACCTGCTAGCGAAAGCGGCGGGTTATTTGCAAAGCCGCATGATCGAAAGTGCATCTGAGCCCGTGCGGTACATCCGTGCGGGGGTGGTGCACGAGATGCGTGCGGTGGTTGGGCAACTTGTCACCGACCAGACAGACGTAAACGGATTCGTTTTGCGGACCGTTACGCGAGACTTCACAATCTCGCAGTCTGCTTTTACTTGGTCGGATGACAACAAGCCAAAGCGGAATGATGAAATCTGGCAGTTAGTAGACGGCTATTGGCACGTTTTCACTGTCAACGGTGACAGTTTCGCGACAGCACACTATGAGGAGAGCGACGCATACGGCGTAGCTTTCAGGATACATACGAGGAAGGATCGGGAAGTTGCCGCTTGATGCAAAACTGGGCCGGGAGTTAGCAACGCGAATAAATGCAGCCTATACAGGCCGCATCAAAAGCGTTGTGTTTACGTACGATCCATTTGCAGAGTCTGACAAAATTGACGGCTCACCAGTAGCAGCAATCAGCCCGTACAACCTTGAGCACGTTCGCGAGTCGCGAGGCGACTGGCGGCGTGATGTTAGGTTACTGGTCACCATGATCGTGAAGCAGGCACCTAGTGAGGACGCGGGTTTCTTTGATGTTTACTTAGATAGCTGGGATGACTTGATTGAAGTTGTCAAAGCAGATGCCTGGGTAGACGCAATGGAGATCAGCGGACGTTACGAACTGGATCAATCACAAACTCAGGCCAGGCTGATTTGTCAGGCCATAATCGACCTAAATTTTGCATAGGTAAATACAATGGCACT